ATTTATTAGATTTGTGTGTAATTGTCCAAGGGGGTAGGAGTTCTTGGGTGATTAATTGGTTTTAACACCACATAGCCATCTTTGCACTCCTACGCATTGATGGCTATTTTTTTTATCATGGAAAAAGAGGCATTTTATTTTCCGCATTTTTGCAATGCGAGGCATGATCGAAAGATCAAGAGATTACGCAAGGAGTTAGGTACCGAGGGTTATGGTATCTATTTTATGTTATTAGAAACCTTACGAGAGCAACAAGATTTAATGTACCCAATGGAGGACATTGATTTGCTTGCCGAGGAATTCGATGTATCGGAGGCAAAGGTTAGGGTGGTAATTTGCAACTACGGATTGTTTGAGGTTGATTTAGATCAAAAGTTTTTTTCGCCTAAAATGCTCATGTATTTAGAGCCATATTTTAGAATGAAAGAGCAACGTAAATTAGCCGGACAAAAAAGTGCGGAGAAACGATTGTTAAACGAAAGTTCAACGACCGTTCAACAACCGTTCAACGACCGTTCAACAAAGGAAAGGAAAGAAAAGGAAAGTAAAGAAAATGAAATTAAAGTAAAAGAAAGTAAAGTAAGTTTTAGCGAAATGCTTTCGCCATTCAAAGATCAATTAGGTTTTGAATATGATGATTTTTATTCTTATTGGATGGAGGAAGATAAAAAAGGAAAAACAAGATGGGAATCAGAAAAATTTTTTAATATTTCAAGAAGAATAAAAACTTGGTTAGATAATAACCGTAAATTCAATAACAATGGACCTAACACCAACCAACCAAAACCAAGAGGTACAAGCATTGACCGAATGGAAGCCATCAAAAATTGGTAATTCAACCGCCAATATTATTTTAAATGCACAAGCATTAGAACCAATACGATTTAGATCGGAGGAAGAATTAAAACAAGTCCTAAGGTATGCCATGGTCTTAGTCGGATTACGTGGTAACAACATGCCCACCGAGGAGGAAAAATTCGTTTTGCTTAATTTCATAAAAAGCAATTTTGGCAATCAAACTCCCGAAGAAATTAAATTGGCATTTGAGTATGCCATCGCGGGTAAATTTGATGTCGATGTAAAATGTTATGAGAATTTCTCATGTGAATATTTTGCGAGGATCATGAAGGCATACATCGCATTTGAACGTGAGGAAATGAGGTCCGTAAAAAAGGTATTTCATTTTGAGGTTGATAAACCAACCGAGGAGGCATTGAAAAGACAAGCCATTGAGATCGCTAACAATTATGCGGACCAAATTGAAAAGTCCAAAGAGGAAGGAAAAGAGTACCAATGGTACACCGCAGGTTTGGCATCTCTTTATGATTACTTAGAACAATTTAAAATTCATTGCCTAAACAATGAGGAACGTTGGATTATTTGGAATTCATTGTCAAAAATTAGTGATGATGCGATTCGGAAAAATGAATGTCGGAAAGTGGCCTACATTAATTTTATAAATTCATTGGTCGATTTTGATGCAAGGTTAGATGAGAATGGAAATATTAAACCTAAGCAATAATGGAAAACAATTTTGATTTATTTGGAAACGTTATAATTAAAGATGAATTATTAAGAGATAAATTCATTGAGCCACCATTTAGTATTTTAGATACAAAAAGCGGTAATTGGCAAAAGAGGAAAAAATTATGGATTAATAAGGGAATTAAAAGTGAGGTAGGCCGTGATGTTAGTGTTATTAATATGGACACAAAATCGAAAGAACAAAATTCAACCGAATACGTGTCCGTTTTTGATCCGGCATTATGTGAAGTTTTATACCATTGGTTTTGTCCAACGAATGGCAATATTTTAGATCCATTTGCCGGTGGAAGTGTAAGGGGTATCGTTGCAAATTATCTTGGTTACAATTATTACGGAATAGATATTCGTGAGGAACAAATCAAATCTAATCGAGAACAAGCCATTAACATATTACCAATTAATAATCAACCTAATTGGTATGTAGGCGATTCAAATGAAATATTAAATGATAAATTCAACTTAGATTTTGATTTGGTTTTTAGTTGCCCACCTTATGCCGATTTAGAAGTTTATAGCAATTTGGATGGTGATATTTCAAATAAGCCGTATAATGAATTTTTAAAACTTTATGAATCTATAATTGAAAAATCTTGTCTTAAACTAAAAAGTGGTGGTTATGCTTGTTTTGTAGTTGGCGAGGTAAGAGATAAAAAAGGAAATTATTATGGATTCGTTCCGGATACCATAAATGCTTTTAAAAAATGCGGAATGCATTTTTATAATGAGGCCATATTGCTTAATACAATCGCAAGTGCATCCATGAGAGCAAATGGAAATATGAAAAGCCAAAAATTGGTTAAAGTACACCAAAACGTTTTAATTTTTAAAAAATAATAAACCTAAACAATAAACAAATGAAAAAATTACTAATTCCTTTGACCTTGGTGGCCTTAATTGTTGCTTACCTATACGATGGTAAGGTTGAAACAAAAATCGTTCCTTACGAACCATTTCGTGAGGTTCCCGTGATTTACTATCAAGATACATTTCAAGATGATTTTGATACGATTTATTTTGCCTATGGTTGTGAATATCATTCCTTTAAGCAATCATGAAACACCAGGGCAGAGATCAAAAGAAATTTGAACGATGCGAGGACATCGTTTATTGGTCCTATTTAACAATTATTATAATTTTAATACTATGGATAATTTCATAAAAAAGGTCGTGGAACCGATTATAATAGTTTTATTAGTCGGGTTTGTTATTGTAATGGGTGCCATTTATGTGGCCATTACAAGGAATATTGAGGGTAAGCAAGTAAATAAGGTAATCGAACAAAAATCAACATATTAAAAATGGAAAATCAAGAAATACCACAATGGCGAGTTTTGTTGTCCATTATGATCGTTGCGATATTTGTAATTGTATTGTTGCCATTTTATTTGATCTACGAATTGTTAAAAAAAATTTAAACAATAAGAAAATGGAAACTAAACAAACGGCAATCATGTGGTTTTACCATGAAATGATTGAAAGAGAAAGATTAACACCCAATTTATTGAGGGAAGCAATTGAAATGGAAAAGAAACAAATAACTGATGCCCATCAAATGGGTTGGTCGGATGCCTATGATTATTTAAGAGATGATGTTGATGAGGCTAGGCAAGCAGAGGATTATTATAATGAAATTTATAAAAAGCCATGAAACAAGAGGAACACAAACTCCAATGCGTATTGGTTAAATATCTCGATTACATGGGATATGATTTTTTTGCAATTCCTAATGGTGGCCTCCGCAATATTAAGGTGGCATCAAAACTAAAGGCCGAGGGTGTTAAATCGGGAGTGGCGGACCTATTTATTTGTTTTCCAACAACAACCTATCATGGCTTATTTATTGAGGTTAAATATGGGAAGAATAAGCAATCCGATACACAAGTGGAGTTTGAACGTATTGTTAAAAAGCATGGCTACGATTACAAATTGGTTTACTCATTAGATCAATTAATTGAAATTTTACAAACCTATAAATCAACTAACAACCAAGCAAAGACATACAACGATGGATATATCGATGGCATGTTGAATGCACAAATCACAAAGGTATGACCGACAACAAGCAAAAGGCCATCGAATGGGCCAAGGATCAAATCGCCAATAAAACATTGGTGGGGCCGATTAAATTAAACGAGTGGGAGATTGTCCAGGAACCAATAAAGTTTTTGGAATCCCACATTGCACGATTAGAGAGTGGATCGTTACGAGATCAATACATGTGTTATATTCGTTTGAAAACCTTAAAATCAAAGATATGACAACCGAGAATCGCATTAAACTATTGACCTATTTTGCATTGTGTCAAAATCTTCTTGATTTTATTGATGGAGGTTGGATAGGTCATCCGGCAAATCGCCAAAAGGTAAAAATGGTAACCAAGCAATTAGTCAATGAATTGGAAACGGCTAATAAAATTTTATTTCCCGATCAAGATGGGCAAAAAGATTTATTAGATGCCTTGGATACATTTCAAAACGCATGCACCGCCATGGAATCATTTTTTATGCTTGGCATGGCCATGGATAACATGGACCAAATCAAGAAAGATTCGTTGAATACGCAGTTAAATATTTTACTAAAATCCTATGGTATAGATTATTGGGAAAAGCCAATGCAAAACCTATGGAAATAATTTTTACATTTGTTTGGTTGTTGGGTGATGAATAACAACGGGGACAAAAGCACATATTAAACCGAATCATAATGAATTACAACGAGAGCAAAGAAATGGTAAATAGTCCATCACATTACCAATCGAGTAAATTTGAGGTAATTGATGTGATTGAATCATTTGGATTATGTTTTTGTTTGGGGAATGCGATTAAATACATTCTAAGGGCCGGCAAGAAAGAAAACGCAAGGCAAGACATTGACAAAGCCATTTGGTATTTAAATCGTTATAAAAATAAATTACCATGATAATTTTCGGAGTTTCGCAAAACACATTTGAGGTGTTCCCAAGGATAGGAATTAAAAACAATCGCAAATCGTGGTCAATCACATTTGCATGGTTGTTGTTCGTGCTAAAATTCATCCATCATGAGCAATGAGGGGTTAGTTAATTTTGGTATAATCATCGGATCCTTGGAATTGCTATTTATATGTAAATGGAAACACACGGGCCGAGAAGGCAGGTATTATAGGTTCGAATCCTATTCTGACTACTAAACATTAAATACGGGAACGGGTAACCGAACACAATCACAATGGGAAATTTTGTAAAAATTACAACAAGAATCGAAGGTGGAAACAACATGAGAACATGGATCCATCAAGATAAAGTTGAGCAATTATCTCAAAATTCGGCAACACAATGGCCAAATGATGAGGGTACATGTTTATTTATTGATGGCACATCCGTTGACATCATTGGATTTAACGAAACGATTGAATCATTAGGATAATATCATGGCCATGGAGATTATTTCGGGTATAGAGTATATTAATATCAAATTGGTTATTCCACACCCGAATAATCCAAGGCTAATTAAGGATGATAAATTCAAGAAGTTAGTCCAATCAATTAAGGATTTCCCCGAGATGTTGGAATTACGACCAATTGTGGTTGATGATAATTTCATTGTGTTGGGGGGCAATATGCGATTAAGAGCATGCAAAGAGGCGGGATTAAAACGAGTGCCAATAATTAAGGCAAATCATTTGACACCAGAGCAACAAAAAAGGTTTATCATTACAGACAATGTTGGATTTGGTGAGTGGGATTGGGATATTTTAGCAAATGAGTGGGATACGGACCAATTAACCGAGTGGGGTTTAGATTTACCAATTCCAATTGATTATGAGGAACCCATGGATCCTAAAGAAAAGAATGAGAGTTTTATTATTGAAGTGAAATTTGATAATGACACGGATAGGCAATCGGCTTATAATAAGTTAATTGCGGATGGATTTAAATGTAATTTGAAAGGATAATGGCAAAGCAAGCGGAAAAACCACAAGCAAAAAAGAAGGCACCAACAAAAAAAACGTATCCGATATGCGATGTGAAGAAACAAGCCATGTTGGATGCCTTGGAAAAATCATTGGGTATTGTAACGACCGCATCTAAATCCATTGGCATTGAACGCACAACACATTACCTATGGATGAGAACGGATCCGGATTATGCTAAGAAGGTAGAGGAATTATCGGATATGGTATTAGATTTTGCCGAAAGCCAATTACATAAGCAAATCAAGGAGGGTAACACGACCGCAACCATATTTTATTTAAAGACTAAGGGGAAAAAACGTGATTACGTTGAGAGAACCGAGATCAAACACGAAACGGGCATTGAAAGTGCCGTAATAGAATGGATGCCATCAACGATCGAAAAAGAATAAAACAACATTGCAACGTTCAATTTTACCAAACACTAAATTCAAAGGCAAGGATTAAGGTTCACCAGGGAGGGACACGATCGGGTAAAACGTATGCCATTTGCCAATATTTAATCTACAAACTTACATCGACCAAGGAACCATTGGTCATTTCAATAGTACGTAAGACATTGCCCGCAATCAAAGGATCCGTGCAAAGGGATTTTTTAGAGATCTTAGATAACATCGGGATTCTATTTGTTGGAAATCACAATAAATCCGAGAACACCTACACCTTTGGAAACCACATCGTGGAGTTCCTATCGGTCGATGAGCCACAAAAGATTCGTGGTCGTAAACGTAATATTTGTTTTATCAACCGTGGATTACAACCTACAACGATAATAAATTTTTACCACAAGAATTGGTAAATGAGATTGAACGATTAAAGGCAAGAGATCCCGATTATTGGCGAGTGTATGGGGAGGGGCAACGTGCGGTCTTTAGTGATCGCCAAATATTTACCAATTGGAATTTTATTCCTTATGCGGATTTTCCCGAATTTGATGATGTGTCCTATGGCCTCGATTTTGGTTTCTCCCAAGATCCTACCGCCATCGTTCAAGTCGCGAGGGTAAATGATAAATTATACATTCATGAGATTTGTTATAAAAAGGGAATGACCAATCGGGACATCGCCGATTTTATAAAGGAAAAGAAATTAAATGATCATTTATATGGCTAAGGAATATCAATACTATTTTTGGGAACAATTGAAAGATGGAACGATTATAAATAAGCCAATCGACAAACAAAATCACCTATGTGATGCGTTGCGTTATTGCGTTTACACCAAATACAAAAATCGTAATGATTTTTTTGTTATTTAAATGATTATTTTTGACAAAATTTAAGCGGTAAAATATGGCAGGCATCATCGATAACTTAAAACAAGGTATCATTAAGGCATTAGGAGGCGGAGGCACGGATCCACAATACAATAAACTTTTATACCAATGGTTGGGAACATCAATCGTAATGCAAGATGCAAACGATTTGACCTATATCCGTGAGGGATACCAACGAAATGCCACAATCTATTCGATTATCAACCTCATAACCAAGGCATCGACAACGATACCATTCCAAATTTACGAGGTAAACAACGAAACATCGGCCAAGCAATACAAAAGCATCACATCGGGAATTATGGATGGGAATGCTATGTACAAAGCCAACATATTGAGAAAGAGAGCATTTACCGAGTTAAAGGATACACCATTAGAAAATTTATTAAATAGACCGAATCCAGAGCAAAGTTTTTCTACATTTTTACAAGAACTAATTGCGTTTGGTAAATTAACGGGTAACAGATACATCTATGGGGTTAAGCCGGAAACGGGACCTAATTCAGATAAATTTGGCCAACTTTACGTATTACCATCGCAATTAGTTCAAATTGTTTCCGATGGTTTATTAGAGCCGGTCGCGGGTTATCGTATCATTTATAACGCAACGGTCGAGGTTGCACCCGAGGATATTTGCCACATCAAGGATTTTAATCCCGATTATAATTCAGCAGGTTCGAACTTATATGGCCAATCACCATTACGTGCCGGCCTCCGCGTTTTAACCGCAAACAATGAGGCGGTAACAACGGGTGTTAAATACCTCCAAAACCAAACATCACGTGGTATGTTGGTCGATAAAGAGGGAACGATTACACAAGTTCAAGCACAACAATTGAAACAAAACTTTAGAAGGCAATACCAAGGATCCGAGAATGCGGGCGATGTGATTGTTTCATCTAAGGATTTATCATGGGTAAACTTTGGATTATCCGCCGCAGACCTATCGTTAATCGAGCAATATAACGCAACGGTTAAAGACCTTTGTAATATTTATAACATTCCGGTCCAATTGCTTAATAATACCGATTCCTCTACATACAACAATATGAAGGAGGCTAAAAAGGCAATGTACCAAAATGCGGTTATTCCCGAATTGATTAAAATTCGCGATGAATTAAATCGTTGGTTGGTGCCACAATTTGGACCGAATTTGTATTTGGATTTTGATTTTACCATGATTTCCGAGATGCAAGAGGAAGTGGATAAATTGGTAAGTCAATTAAATACGGCATGGTGGATAAGTCCAAACGAGAAACGTGATGCGATGAATTATCCAATCGATGAGGTTAATGCATTTATGAATGATTATTTCATTCCGGCAAATCTTACACCACAAAACGTTTCAATCGATTCATTAGAGAACCCAAAATCTTTAGATATTGATTTTGGTTTAGAACATAAATAATATGCCATTACCATCGCCACGAGTTGATGAAAGCCATGATGATTTCATTTCGAGGTGTGTCATCGATACAAACGTGCAAAATGATTTTAGAACCATTGAGCAACGTGTTGCGGTGTGTAATTCCCTTTATGAGCAAGAAAAACAAATCAAGCAAGTAAAGGACACATGGCAAAGTGCATTTGAAAATGAATTGACACAGGCCGAA